TTCCTCGACGGTGGCCCGGGAGAGCTCGCCCTCGAGCTGCACGATGCGCCGGACCTGGACGCCGGCGACGCTGCGTTGGGTGTCGGCTACTGCCTCGAGGGAGTCCGCCCGGATCCCGCTCGAGCGGGCCCGTTTCTCCGCCAGGGCCCAGAGCACGGCGAGGACTGCGATTGCCAGGACGGCGAGGCCTCCGAGGATCCAGGTGCCCCTACGCACGACCGCGCTCCACATGATCAGCTGCTACCCAGAAGGTGCTACGCGCCGTCATCATCGTCGCGCCGGCGTTTGTGGGCTTCCCTGATTTTCCTCTCCTCCTCACTGAGCTCCCAATCGGCGACGGAGATAACGGCAATGAGGCTATTGCCGTGTAACAGGGCGGCGATCTCCTGGGCGTCCGCCTTGGTGGGGCGGTCCGGGAGGCGAGCGAGGGCGAGCCAGCGAGCCATTACACCGCTCGGGTCTGCTCATGCGATGTCATCACCCACCCGAATCGTGAGATACCCGCTGTTCGGGAACGTCGTCTTCTTGCCGGTCGCCGTTTCCGTGGTCTCGAACTCGCCCTGATAATGGCCCACCGTATCCGTATCGCTGCCCGCCCAGTCGTAGCGGACGGTGCCCGCCGAGGCGAGGACGACGGAGGCGTTGCCATTGACCTTCACCGTTCCGGTCTTCGCTGAGCGCATTAGGAATTTCACCGTGTGCCCCGTCAGATCCTTGATCGTGCCGTCCGCGAACTTCAGGGTTGCCGCGAGCGCGGGGAGCCGGTCCCCCTGCTTGATCGTGAATGTGGTGAGGGCCATTTACTCAATCTCCTCCAGCGTGGTCCGCGAGGCGGTAAGCGCCGCGATCGTAGCGGGGTCGGCCAGGGCGGCCAGGGTGACTGACAGGGCCAACTCCACCGTCGTGGCCCGGTGCGTGACACTCGCCCCGCCAACCCACTCCATCGGGATGAGCCCCAAGCGCGCGAGACCGAGGAGCTGCTCGAAGGACACGGACCCTGCAACCCGGAGGCTGAGCACTAATTCGAATGGCACGCCCGTGCTGGTGCGGATTCCCTGCAGCCACTCCACCCGGGCCGTGAGCCCTGCGGCGAGGCGACCCAGCAGCTCGAGCGGGATGGTCCGACCCGACCGGAGCCCCTGGCCGACTTCGAACGGCAGCGGGAGGCCGCTCCGCACCGAGCCGAGCCATTCCACCCTCAGTACCGGGCCCGATCGGAGCGTGAGCAGGGATTCCACCGGTACGGCCCGGCCCGCCCGGAGCCCGAGTCCCCATTCGTCGGGAATCGCGCCACTCGCAGCAATGCGTCTCACCCATTCGCACGCGAGACTGCGACCGCTGGCCACCGCCGCGATCCACTCGGCGGGGAGACCCGCGCTCGCACGGATGCCCCGGATCCACTCGGCGGGTACCGTGACACCTCCCTGAACCCCGCGCAGGTTCTCAAACGGAGCCGTTGCTCCGGACGTGCGACTGGCGACTGATTCGAATGGTGCGGTCCGTCCCTGCCGAATCGCCTGCGCCCATTCCGCCGGGACAACTCCGGCTGAGGCGATCCCACGGAGGAGCTCGACGATGACCGTGCGAGCGCCACGGACCCCCTGGAGCATGTCCGTTGGCGCGCTGGCACTCTGGGCGATCGTGTGGAGCCACTCGATCGGCAGCGTGGCTTGGACGCTCACCGTGACAGGGCCGCGATTTTCCCAGGGAACCGTTGCGGGAGTGCGAACGCCCGCCTGCCACTCCAGCGGTGGGGTCGGACCGAGCCGGATGGTGAGCAAGGACTCCAACGGGAGACCGGCTTGGGCCGCGATCCCGCGAAGCCACTCCATCACCACCATGCGCCCTGTGGCGACCCCGAGGAGCCGTTCCAACGGCAGGGTTCTGCCGCTTGCGATGGTGGCAAGCCATTCAAGGAGGAGCGCCGGCGAGGAGCGCAACCCGAGGTTCCACTCCACGGGAACGCTGCCAGAGGCCCGGACGCTCTGGAGCCACTCCATGGACCCAGTGGCACCAGAGCGGACGCCACCCAGGACCTCCAGCGGCAAGGTGTTCGAGGTACGGATTCCCTGGCTCCAGGCGAGGATCAGGCCGAACGACTGCGACACCGACGTCGCCGCCGCCCCAAACGTGAACGTCGGGCGGCGCAGATAATAGTGGTGCCAGTACCGTCGGAAGACGCCGCTACTCACCCGATCACCTCAAGCAAGATCTCCCCCTCAAAGGTCACCGAATCGGCCGGTGCAGCGACCAACTCAAGGGTCGCCCGCGTCGAGGGCGGAATAAAAATCTTAGTCTCCGGTGTGAAGATCTTCTCGAACGCTTGTCGGAGATTCCACGGCCACGCACCGTGGGTCACGATGGTCCCGGCCGAGGCCTTGGTGGTGTTAAACGTCTCCACCGTCATGCCGTGCGCGGCGTCACCGAGCAGGCGGGGCACCGGGGTCACGCCGGTGTTTCCCCCAGAACCGGACGTTGTCTGACCGGTCTTAAAGGCCAGCCGAAGCTGTTCCTCCTGAGCATCGCCAGCCTCGGTCGACTGGTGGAGGTAGATCGAATGGATGATACAGATGTGCGTCGCCGCGGTCACGATCTCAGCCAAATCAACCGCGGCCGTGACCGCCGTGGATACGAGGGGCAAGCTATAGTGGCGACCCATATTCACACCTCCCTGGCGGTGGCTGCCGCCGGTCGTCCCTTAGCGTCCTTTGACGCTTCGATACAGCGTGCCTGCTCCTGTTGCCCGAGCGTGCACCACTTCGTACAGCAGTCACGAGGGCCAAGCGGCGTGTTGCGCCGCCGTATAAGCCCACTGCACTCTGTACAGTACCGGGGTTCCGGCACTGGCTGAGCGCAAGCAGGGCAAGTCGCCATCGGTCCTCTCCTTTCGCGGGTTACTCGCTAACGAACCAGCATGTGGTCCATCGCGCGGTGCCTAAGCAGCAAACTTCCAACCGCCAGACGCAAAGCGATAGTAAAACCAATCCACGCATCGTTACCACCACCAAACGCAGCAGGGTCCTCGGCGGCTGGTGTTGCGAGCACCTTTGAGGCGACCATGACTGTTGAGCCGTCAACGCTCCCCTGACCAGTGTCAGCGGCGATGAGATCGCCGTATCCGCTCGGCGCAGTCACGCTTCCCGCTACGTCATCGTCATCCAAGAGGCCGATAGCGACCACTAGGGCGTTAGCGGTTGCTGGAGTAATCGAAGGTGGGTTTGGTGTTCCAGTCGTTCCCGTTGCCGCCGCTGGAGGGGTCACATCCAGAGGCGAGGCCGTATCCACACCTCGCCAAATTTGAATCAGGCCACAGGAGAGGGTGTCCACATGCTCACGCACCTCAACCTCAGTGTCAGGTGTACCACTGAGAACCTTGTAACCGACATAGTTTGTTGGCGCGTTACTGCCAGTTCTCAGTAGTTGGGTATAACCCGATGTAATGACCGTAGTGGCATCCGATGGGTCCGCTGTTGCATCACAGGCAAGTACAACTAAGACAAAATCACCAGCAACAGGTGACCCAGGTAAGGACACAACGTGAGTATCACCTACTCCTGTCGCGAAGCCCGTCTCCCCTACTTTACTCCAACTCACTAGTTCCGCCCGCTCATGTAGATCCGGTCCATGAACATGTGCATCCCGCCCGAGCGGTTGACGTTGATCGGGGAGTACCCGCCCCAGGTGGGAGCCCACTCCAAGTAGTGCCAACCTTTCGCCTCACCGGCCAGCGTGAAGCGCACATCGGAATAATCCTGGGTGAGCACGCCGTCCACCCACGCCCGGACCTTCCCGTCGAAGTTGTCGCCGGTGTTCTGCTCCAGCAGCACTTCGATTCGATGCCACACACCGCGCCGAAGCCCCATCATGCCGGGCGGTTTCGGAAAGTCGGGGTGGCGGGACTGGTCGTACAAGTTCCTCGCGCCCCACGGCGTCTGCAGGTTCACACAGAAGGAACTCGGCCAGATCGTCGTGGCGTCATTCCCGGTATTGGAGCCAGAGAAGTTGACCGCGGAGAAGAACACCCGGTTGCGCGGATCGCTACCCGGCGGGGTCCACAGGTGGAAGATCTTGTCGAAGCCCGAGCCATGCCCTTGCCAGTTCGCCGAGAACTGAATCCAGAAGGCGATATAGAGCTTTGCGTAGAGCTTGTGTGCAGCAGTGAGTTCGATGCCCAACGCATCGGGCTCCACCCCTTCTCCCGAGAATGCATTGTACATCCACATATCGCCCACCGTTCCCCCGTGGGGCGCGGCACCGGAGAACCCGGTCGCGGTCAGCCGGTATTCCGCGTCCGGCCGATCTCGGTAGGTCGAGCCCCAGGTCCCCGGGCCCACCAGCGCCTGGGGATGCACATCGAACCGATAATCTTGAATCAGCAAGAACCCCGCCGGCTGGTTGGGTAGTGTCTGGTCCGGAGGAGGCGGAGGTGGAGGCACCGGCGCTGGCGGTGGGGGCGGAGGCGGTGGCGCGGGGGGCGGCACCGGGGGTGGTGGCGGCGGTACCGGTGGCGGTGGTGGAGGAGGCGGCACCGGCACGGCCACCAGCCCGTGCAGCCGGCCCAGGGCGATCAGCTGCTCCCACGCCAGTCGGTGACACCGAGCCGTGCTCGCTCCGCTCGGGCAGAGACGCCGGAGCGAGTCACCTTTGACTCGGACCGTGGCGCTGTCCTGCGCCGGGGTCTGCGCGGCGAGCGGGCCGGTGAGAGCCAGTAATGCCGCGACGAGGGCGAACTGAGTGAACTTCATGGTGACTTTCATGCCTTCCTCCAGTTATGGCCTTCGTCCAAGTACCCGTGCCAGTACGCTGACCCGATGCTGGCACGGATTTCCAAACTTCCGTCCGGGCATTCCCGGTAGGTCACTGTGGTGCCTCCTCGAAATCGAGGTACATCTCTCGGTTCTCGTCGAACATCCGCTGGAAAAACGCGATGGCTCCCACCCCGGCCTTACCTGAAAGTTGGAGTTGGAGGCTCCCCATCGGGGTCGCTTCCCAGAACTGCTTGTTCTCGTGCTGCGGATCGTCCCGGTAGGCGAACGCAAAGGTCACCCTCACGTCTCCCGTAGTCCCCGGCTCGGCTCGGTAGTTACGGTATCGCTCGATGGAACCCACGCTGACCTTCGCTCGTACTTTCATCGCTTCCTCCTCCTTGTTAGGCGGGTCCCCAACTTCACCGACCGAGTCGGCCCGCTCGCGACCTGGTCAGCCGTCTCCCCAGCGGTGACTAAGAAACGCCCCGCAGGCGGTTGCCCACTGCACTCGCAGTCTCGTCGGGGATGTTTCGCAAGGTCAGCTCCAGGACTGTCTGGCTCTGCGCAATCGACTTCTCGATCGATTCTACCATCTTGACCGCAGCTCCGCGGTGCTCCAGCAGCGACGTCTTCGTCTCGTTGACGCTTTCCCTCAAGGAACTTGTCGCCGTCAACAGCTGGTCGAGCACCGCACCGAGCTTAGCCAGGTTGGTTTCCTGGCGCGTCATGCTTGCCTCGACGCGCTGGAGCACGCCGACGACAACCCCGCCGACGTCACTACCGTTCTTCCCGCGCAGTTCCTTCACGGCGCGGATAACGGCGTTCGCTCCGACCCCAACCGCGGCCAAGAGCACGGCCCACCCCACCGGGGGCGAAACCACCTCACCCGGCACCGGCAGCTGCGCGGCGGACGCGGCCACCACCGCCACACACGCCGCGATGAGCACCGTCGCGGCGCTCACCACGAGACGCTGGTAGTGGCACCTCTGCAAGAAGGTCACGGCATTCCCGCGTTGTCGAAGGCTGCAAGCCGCGGTGCCTCCACAATCGGATCAGTCCCGAGCGTGATCGCCGCTTGCCGTGCATTCGCCTCCTGTTCCATCGGCCGGCTGTTGTGCCGCCAGTAGCGCACGATTTGCCACAGTGCTGTGGCGCGATACCGAAGCCAGCCCCACTCGATCGCCTGCCAGCAATGCCACAACTCATGGCCGACTTGCCAGGCCTGCGCGGTTGGTGTCTTTCCGTCCCACGGTTTCCCCTTCGGCCAGAGCTCGCCTTTCAGGTAGACGTGGGGATACATCGCAATACCCCAGACCTGCAGCAGCCGCGGGAGCCAGTGGCGATAGTGAATGCGCACCGGCCGCACCACGCCGTTGAATCCGACGTGCCAACCCACTGAGGGGATGGAAGTCGCTCCGACGACCGCGAAAAAGGCCGTAAACGCCGCAAGAGCAGCGACCGGAGCGAGCAGCACCCACCCCCACCAGGGCATCAGGGCATCCCCGTGGTTGCCATCTTCGCCACGCCTGCCTGCGCTGCGGGGACCGTGAGACCGGTCAGGATCCCGGTCCCGCTGGTCAGCACCGTCATGACGTTTTCCTCGTCCAGCGTGCCCCGCACGACAAACAGCGCCACCGCAACGAGGACTTGCGTCCCCCAGATCACTGCCCGGCGGGCCCCATCGCTCCATCCTGCGACCCAGTCAGTGGTACGGGCGGCGAGGCTATAGAGGGCCGGAGGCAGAAGCACGATGAGCGGGTTCTCGAGGCGATCCAAGATCTGGCCTCCCGTCAACCGGCCTCCATCCTCCTGTCCGAACAAGAGCGGCGGCAGGGAGACCACACCAGCGGTGAGCAGGAGTCCGATCAGGACTCGGTGTCGCGCAAGAAAGGCTCGCATCGGTCAGCCTCCTAACCCGGAAAGGGAGGGATCGTAGTCTGGACGCCGAAGTACCAATCGGCTTCCTTGTGGCGTCGGCGCCAAAGGCCCTTGTTCGGCTTCCCGCCCGCCGAGTGCCACAGCATGAAGGCCCCGCGGATCAGGGGATCGCCGGGGTTGGCGTTCACCCGCTTCCTGAGCGTCGAGCCTCGATACCCGCCTTCGCCGATGTTGTAGCAGCAGGAGACGAGGCCATCGAACTGCCGCTGCGTCAGCGCGTCAGTCGTGAGGGCGTCGACCGCGACCTCGAACCGCCGAAGATCGTGGGCGAAGAACCGGTCCGCGTCCTCGGGCGTGCAGGTCTCGCCTGGCTGCACCCGTCGCCCGTCCGGGTAGCGGGTAGTGCCGTACCCTATCGTCCAGACTCCAGCCTGGTCCTGGTACGCAGCGAGGCGGCACCCCTCGAAGGACTGAATCAGCCGCCGGCCCTCGAGAGAGACCTCTTGGACCTTCTCCAGGAACCCGGGGCTCGCAATCGCTGGCGTCATTGCGGAGTCTCCCGCTCCCCCGTCTCCCCCGTCTTCCGTCCCCGGTAGGCCCGGATCATCCGGACCACCGGGTCGGGGAACGCCACGCCGGCCGCGAGGACGAGCTGGAAGAACTGCGGCCAGTCACTCGTCAGGTTATCGGTGGCGACCCCACGCAGCATCAGGGCCGCGTGGGCCCACATGTGGATGAGCACGGGGCTCGCGATCAGGAGCGCAAACACGATCGCCGCCACCCGGATCCCGAATGGCATGTAGATCGGCTCGAAGTACCCCCGGTTCAGCATGAGACCTAGGCCGTCCGAATGAACGGCGCTCGGTAGCTCACCTCTCGACCGCACCCGGGGCAGGGAACCAAGTGCTCGTCACCGTCCAGCGGGCCCGCGAGGATCACCTCATTGAGATCCTGCCCGCAGCCCGCGCGGAACATGGAGTTCGCGAGGGTCGCCCCCTGGACGTGGCCCTGGGTGCGGAACGCTGCGACGATGCCGGCCGCATCAGCCTGGGCCGTCGCCGCACGCTGGGCGATCGCGATGGCCGACTCCCGCTCCTCCTTGGTGAACGCAGTATCCTCCCCCACGCGCTTCAGAAACTCGCGGAAGGTGCGTTCGCTCATACTCTTGAACGGGCCGGTGCACGTGCGTCCGATGGCCCGAACGACCGCGTCGGCCTCGGCGCGGGTGACGGGCTGTTCGGCGTCGATCGCCGTAGCGATCTCCTGGATGTCACGCATTGGGGCCTACTCCTCTCAGATAGTCGTGCCGCTCAACTCCACGGTGAGCGAGCTCTTCGCGGCCGCGGCATCGGCGGCGAGGGCGAGCTCGAACCAGACCCCGATCGTCTCACCAGCAGCGAGTGCGCCGGTCGGGATGGCCTGCGAGACCCCATCGTCCACAAAGGTCACGGACGCGGGAGCTGTCTTCCGGTTGGTGGCGGTGGCCGTGTCGCCCTTCGACGGAGCGGAGCCCACGCGAATGACTGCGGAGGGATCGGCAGTCAACTTGATCGCCGCGCTGTTCAGCGTCAGGGAGCCGTGTTCGTTCTTGAAGAAGCCCTTCTCGTACCGCGTGGTGGAGCCGGACTCCGAGGCGGCGTCGTAGAACACCAGCCGAGCTTCGGTCTGCCCGGGGGCCAGTGTGGCAACCGTCGCTCCCCCCACCGAGCGCCGAATCGTGATCGTCCCGGTGGCCGCACTCGCCAGGACGGCCTTGAGAAACCGCTCCACCACCCCGATCGTGGAGAAGATCGCGGCCGTGGTCCCGGTCAACGCCTTGGTCTCCGAGACGATGGCCCCCGCAGTACTGCGGGCGGTGATGGTCAGGTTCATCGTGTCGCCGGCGTTGTCTGAGAGGGCCTCGAGATCGTCGTTCGCCGCGATCTGGGTGAACTCGAGTTTCTTGACGGTGGAGATGGCCCCACCCTGGGTCGCGGTGTCGTTCTCGGCGTGGTTGGCGGTGCCGTAGAGCTTGAGATCAGTCGCGGCAATCGGCATAACGCTCTACTCCTGGCGCTCACGCGCCGCTGAAAATGCGAAAAGGCCCGGTGCCCCATGAAAGGGGGCCCGGGCCTACCTCCGGCCTCATCTCCTGCGGTTGTCCTACAAAACTAGGGAAGTCCCGCCCAAACGTCCAACGGCTGGCCCTGCCTCTTCCCTCACCCGTCTCCGCGAGGCACCGCCGCGACGCGCAACGCGTTATCCACGTGTTGGATGGCTGACCGGGCTGTTTCCATCGTCTCTTTGGCCTTCGCCGCAGCGGCGACCAGCGTGCGCTCAACCGCCTCGTAGTGCTGCTGCTGATGGAACGCAGCCTTCTCCTCGTCGGTCGTGTCCGGGGCAGACGAGGTCACGCCGTACTGCTCGGCTGCGCTTTGTGCCTCGAGCGCCAACGTCTGAATCCGCTTGCGAAGAGCCGTGATGTCCTCCACAACCTTGAGTAGCTCGGCACGCATAGTCGTAGGTCCTTTACGTGGTGAGTTGCCGGTAGAAGGTGATTGCATTTAAGGTCCGACCGTTAAAGACCGCACTGACGGTCACTTCAAAGCGATCGGTGCTCGACGCAGTCGGGTTGACATTGAGCGGACTCCCGGACACCCCCAGCGATTCACCAGCAACATTCTGGAAGGTGCCGGACGAGTTGAATCGCTTCCAGGAGACATTGTAGACCGTGCCGCTCGGGAAGTTTGCATGGGTCCACTTGATATCGACGCTGCTGCCCGAATTGTAGTGGGGAGCCGTGACACCGAGCGCCCCGCCCTCTTTCGCCAGCACCTTCCCAGACCAACTGATTTCCTGGCCGCCATTGGAGCATTTGAATGTGTACTCATCATCGGTGTCACCCCGATTGAAAGCAGTCCCACTACTGAAATACGTCGCCGGGGTTTGCCAACTGGCTTCGTTATTCTTCTTGACCTCCACCGTTCCAGTCGACGTCCACGTGAACTTCCACTGCGTGGTACTCACCCGCTCACCGGTCACCACGAGCGACGGGGGCTCCTGCGGTGGGACGTCGATCGAGTCCGTGGCGGGAATACGACTATTGGTTGTATCGGCCGCGATCACCGTGAAGCGAGCAGCACTCGCACCCGCCGTCGGCCGGTCCACCGTGAAATCGACGTAGTTCGTGTCGTTGAACACGGTGTCCGGCGTGACGGTCTGTGGACTCGATGGGCTGGCGCTGGTCGTGGACGTGTAGCTCAGCGTAACGCTTGCCCCACCGGGCGGGAACGGGTCCACAGGCTCAACGCGCACGACAACTGTGGTGGCATTGATGGTCTGGAGCTTGAGTTTGACCGACAGCGCGATCGTGTCCCGCTCCTGTGCCTCGACGTCGACCGCGAACGGGAACTTCATGCTGCCAACCGTCGCGAGGAACGCTACGCGCGAGGGCGGGTTCCCGAACGTCGGTTTCGTGATTTCAAAGTCATCGTACTCACTCGCGCCCGGCGTCGAGGCGATGTCAGCCATCGTCGTCTGGGTCTGCCCGCTCGCCGGGCTGACGGTCAGCCCTCCCGCGTCATAGGTAATCGTTGCAGTTGCCCCGCCCACGCCGTCTGCCGTACTCACCCGCACCGTGATGGAGCCGACGGTGCTGCTTTGGCGGGTGGCCTTGGCCACCAGGAGCGCCTGCCCCTGATCCGGCACGTCGACCGAGACCTGGTCGTTCCAGTATCCGCTCTTGATGCCGTAGAAGGTGACCAGCTTCGTCCCTGTCCCCGCCGCTCCCCGCGTGATAGTGAAGTCGGCGTACTGCCCCCCGACCGGCGTGTCGTAGATGTTGGTCATCGAGCTCACCTGCTGCGATCCCGACGCCGGGGAGACGGTCAGGCCGTTGTTCTCGTACTGGAGGGAGATAGCCGTGGTGGCAGGTCCACCGACAATAGCGGTACTCATACGCACGACGGTCTGCGTCCCGCTGGTACTGACGACCTCGAGTTTCCCGAGGATCCCCGCCACCGACTGATCCGGCACCTCGATACTGACCGCACCGGCGTCATGGCCGGAGGCCGTCGCCCGACACTGGACCCGCCGGGTGCCCGTGTTCTCAGCGGGCCGCGTGATGGTGAGGTCGACATACTCACCGACCCCGGGCGTCGCCGTCGGGCTCGCAACCGAGGTGAACGTCTGCCCGCTCGCTGGGCTGACCGTGAGCCCAGGGGCAGAGTAGGTCAGGGTGACCGTTGCACCTCCCACCCCATCGGCTCCAAAGACGCGCACGACCATCTGGGAGGCCGTGGTCGACTGCAAGAGGGCCTGCAACGTGAGCGGGATGCCCACCTGAGCGGGGATATCCACTGCGTCGGTCGCGTCATTGCGGCCGGGGTACTTCGCCGTGAAGATGGCCCGACCGGCATCTGCCCCTGCCGCTGGCTTGCCGATGACCCAGGGCCCGGTACCGGATCCGCTGATCACTGAGGCCCCACCGATCGCGGTCGCCGTAATCGTTGGCGTGGCCCCGCGGGTATCGCGCACGTCGAGATTGATTGTGACGGTGGTCGCATCATCCTCCAGCGGGGTCTTGATCGCCAGGAATAGCGCCGCGTTGCGGGTGTCTTCCTTCGCCCATTGCACGTCCAGGGGTTCAATGAACGGAATCACCAAGTCGGCAGGGGCAGCCCGCTTCCGGGAGGCGCGTGGTGGCAGGGTCCCGATCACGTACCGCGCGTCGGATTTGTCTTCGCTCCTGTCGCTGATTTGCAGTAAGCGGGCGATGACCACAGTCGGCAGATTGGGTTCGTCTGGGTAGGTGTGTACCGTTTGCCCGAGCACTACTGGCACCTGCCCTGACACGCCGAGCGCATCGAGATCGGCCGCGCCCATTTCGTAGGCCACCGCGAGCGGAGCAGTTTCCTCGAGGCGCCGGTTCACCTCCTGCCAGACCCTGGCGCCGTTGCTTCCTTCGCAGGGGGCGCGCGCGGTGAGCGATGGTCCAAAGCAGATGGAGTCCACGATGAGTTGCACGTTCTCGCTGCCACTCGTGGGAGCGCCCAGCACCAGCTCCGCCGTGAGGCTCGGCGTCTGGCCGATGTACGCCGTGAGATCCACGCCGGCCATCTTGAGCTGCACCATGTCGTTGTAGCGCGCCGTGCCGTAGCCGATCTGGCCCAGCACGGTGCTCCCCGCCTTGAGCCGCAGGATGAGCTGGCTATCCGGCTGACTGAAAGCAGCCAGCACGCGGATGATCGCGGTGGCGGAGAAGAAGGAGCGGCGATTCTGAATCCTCCAGGGGCGGGCTGGAGGTGCCGCGAGCTGCGTCCCGTTCGATCGACTCCCCGTCATCTTGAGCGCCTGGCCTGCGGTCGCCCATTCGTTCGCTGCGGTGGTCCGGCTGCCCACCCCGGACCATCCATCCGGCACGCTCGACGGGGTGGCCCAGTTCTCCTGCAATCCGTTCTTCGCGATTTGCACCGTATCATCGAAGGCAGATTCGTACTCCCCTGCCACCACGCCGTAGGCCGCGATCGAGCTCGGATGATCGAGAAACGTGAGATGTCGGCCGGTGCTGGACGCAACGATCCGGACCCAATGCCCTGCACTGATCCCCGTGATGGAGGCGACCGTGAGTTCCTGCGTCGCGACCTCGCTGTCGGTGATCTGGGTGAAGGTTCCGTCCTCTTTCTCCAGGTAGAGGCTGTTCGCCCCGCCGGGCAGGTTGGCATGGTTGAGCTGATCGTCAAAGCCGATCGGCCCATCGCCGCCATGGATCGCCTTCAGCTTGACCTTGCTCCCGCTCGGAGCCCCATCGACCTCCCAGTAGGCGAAGGCAATGGGACTGGTGCCCGGATCGTCCCCGTCTTTCCCGCGGATCGGGTCGAACCGGTTCACCATCCCCGGCACCCCCTTCTTGCGGAACTGCTGGAGCTGCTTCCCGGCACGGAGGTAGAGTGGAGCAGCGGACCCACCGATCGTCGTCAGGTGGATCCCGTACTGCGTGGTGCCGATCGGGGTGAGTGAGGCTTCCTTGTCGGTGATTTCCTCAATGCGTCGGAGGCCAGACAGCGCCGTGTCACGGCTAAACGGCACCTCCAAGAGCCCGGTGGGGTCGAGCGTGCCATTCACAATCCAGGACGGGGTCCGCGCCCGCACCCAGGTTGCCAGGATGGTCGCAATGGTGATCTGCACGGCGGCGGTTTCCTGGTAGACAAACCCATCCCCGTCGGACGTTTCAATGGGGTAGTTGACCAGGGTGAGCAGCGGGGAAATGCAGTCCACCACAACCAGGAGGTCGTTGCCCGATCCGCTGTGCGGACTTTCCGCGACCGGCCACTCGCGCCAGGTCGCGCCGTCCACCGACAGGATTTCCCGGATCGCCGCCCCCTGCTCGATGAAGGGCACACAGCGATTGGTCTTGGGCAGGCGCACCTGATAGGCATCGTCGCCGTTCACGCTCCGGCGTCGATCCGTGCTGGCTGGCAGGAACCGACCCTTACACACCCCGCCAGCAGCCTGGAGCCGATCCCAGACCTCGAGATACTGGAATTGGTCGGAGGCCATGGCTCAGCCTCCTATCTCCATTGCCGGGCATAGCGTGCGGTCCACGTGCCGACGGACGCCTTGAGGAGCGGCCACAGCCCGCTCTGATAGGCGGTTCCGTTGGCGGGGAGGACCATCGGGAAGCGACCGGCGGTGATCGCGTTATCCGCCGCCGCCCACGTCGACCCACTGTCCGTCGACTTCTCGATCGACATCACCCCGGGCGCAGTATTGATGCGGTAGCGATCATTGACACCGAGGGTCGCAAGGGTGCAGGTCCAGAGCACCGTGCTCAGGTAGTCGTATCCGGTGAGCACCGGTGTGGTCAGGGATCCCGGGGAGAGAAGGAGCGGCTCTGCGGGTGCTGTGCCCTGGGGCATCCCGGTCGGCGTTGCATCGAATCCGTAGTCCTGGGTGGACGTGTCCTGCCAGAAGGGGTTGGACGCTCGGAAGTGGAGCCTGACGTTGACCGGGATACTGATCTGTTTCGGTGGGTCCGGATCGACATCGAACCGAACGCACCGGGCAGCGATCTGCACCGTGTCCCAATCCGCGAGCCGGACGGTGTGGCTGTTTCCGTCGAGGAGCAGGGCTTGGAGCTTCCGGAGATTCGTGCGGACGGCGGCGCGACTCGCACCATCCAGAACGCCGTCCAGCAGGAACTCACGAACCCCAACCCGGTCGGGGCCCACAAGGATGGCCCCGCGGGCCTGCGGGATTTCGACTTCCTGCGGGACAGGTGCCGCCCCGTCGAGTTGGCCATCCTGATCGGCGAGGTAGAGGCCGAAGTCCGCCTCGAAACTGTAGGCGTCAACGTAGCCCGTGGTGGTCATGGATAGCTCGGGGCGTTGCCAGCCACCCGCTCACCCGAGGCGTCGAGCTGCCCGAACACCTCGTCAAGGTCGGTCGGCGCGATGCGGTTGTTGCCCACGGACGCCGCGATCTGTCGGAGGAGCGCGACCATCTCCCGCGCAATGGCCACATGCTCTCGATGCACGGCCAGTTGGCTGATGCCAATCCCCGCCAGTCGCCCTGCGGTGGTCTCGGACACCCCCACCGCGAGACTGATGCCGCTCGCGCTCGCCGCGATCGTGGCCGCGCTCGTCGCGGGGAAGGTTTGGTCAAACGCCGTCTGCTGAGCCAGGCGGCGCTGCTCGTCGGCCCGGTGCCGTTCCAGGGCCTGCACGCGGAGCAGTTCGGCGATCTCTGCAGACGACGCACCGCGGGCAATCGCCCGGCGCATCTCCTCCTGCTGCTGATAGAGTCGGCTCGCCTCGTCTGCCCCGGCCTCGATGCCGCGCGCTCGCAACTCCCTGACCGTGAGGTCTTCCAGGAACCGCGCCGACGCCTCCTGCGCCCGGGCGTACTCCTCTTGCGCCCGCGCGGCCGCTTCCGCAGCGCGGCGGGAGCGCTCGGCCTCGACGGCTTGCTGCCGCATGGCATTGGCCTGCTCCAGGAGGGCTAGTGTTGCCTCGGTCGCGCCCTCGCGGACTGCCTGTTCTACCCGCCGCCGAGCTTCCAATTGCAACTGAACGTCTTCGGCCAGCCGCAGGTCCTCGGTACGACCGGAGATAGTGGCTTGGTGTTGCAGGATCTCCAGGGCAAGGTCGTCCTGGGCGCGGCGGTTGTACGCGAAGACGGCTTCCGCGGCTGCCTCCGCCTGGTCGGCCAAGTCCTGGAGCGCCTTCGCGAGTCGCCCTTCGATCAGCGCCGCAGTACGAGCAAATAATTCTCGCGTCAACCCCCCTGCCGCGAGTTGCTGGTGGGCTTCCTCCAGTTGACGATCGCGAGCCGCGCGCAAGGCCCCCGGTCGGTCGCCGGCGAGGTCCAGCTCCTGCTCCCGGAGTGAGAGGTCGGTCAACCGAAAGCCAGCGGCGCGCCGGGCTTCCTCGGCTTCCTTGCGGGCGGCTTCCTCGGCTTGCTCGGCTTCGATCCGTGCCTTGGTCGCCGCGACGGCTTTTTCGTACTCCTCGGTGAGCTTCCGCTGCTCTTCCCGGTATTGGCGGGCTTCACGAATCAGGTGATCGGCTACGCCGCCAGTGAGCTCACGATCGGCGTACTTCTCAATCAAGTACTGCTGCTCGGCTGGGGAGCGGCCAGGGACAGCGAGCTTCCCTCTCTCGTACTGACGCCTCAACTGCTCCAGCGCATCACCGAGCGGACCCCGGGGATTCCAGATATTGGTGAAGTCGGAGAGGATCTGCGCCCATTGCTCCTGCGCTTGCCGCATCTGCTCGGCGGCCTCACGGGCGCGCGCCGCCCCGTTGAACATGTCGTCCAGGAACGACGTGATCCCAGCCGTGAGAACGGAGACACCAGCGCTGATGCCGAGCTGCGCGCCAAAGGACGGAGCAACCCACTCGCCGGCCTTGTTGAACGAGCCGGCTTGGAAGATGAGCTTCTGGCGAATCGCGTTCGCGCTCTGGGCAGCAAACCCTTCAAGTGCCCGGAAGAAATCCGCGCCATCCGATAGGGCTGCCGAGAAGAGATCCTGGAATCCGCCGAGCAGTGTGTCCTGTATCTGCTGAGCGGCCTGCTCCGTCAGCTGCCGCATCCTCTCTAAAGCGTCCACCTCAGCAGCTTTCTGGCGCGCGATCTCGGCGGCATTCTTGCGCTCCCATTGCTCAGACGTGGGGAACACTTGATCGCCGAGCAACGTGACCGGTCCCTCGGCAAAGAGGTCGGCCTGCTGTTCGAGCGCGAGGTTAATGTCCGAGAGCGCCCGCTGGTACTGTCGCGCGTCCTGCAACCACTTCTGCGCCATGGTGTCGTGATACTTCGCTGCCGCCTCCCGGACTCCGACGTAGGCCTGGGGCAGCTGCCCGAGCGTCTGCCGATAGATCGCCCATTGGGCCTCGGCCTGCGCGACCGCGGCTGCTTCGGTTTGCTGGAGGCGCTGCAGGGCGGTGAGGGCATCGGCGCCCCGGAGCAGGGACGTATTGAGCCTGGCCTGGGCCTCGGCTAGAGCAGTGCGGCGGTCGGTCGCCAACGACTCCAAGGCACTCTGTTTCCCAATTCGCTCGTTGAGCCTGGCCTGAGCGCCGAGCGCGTCGATCTGTTCGAGCAATAGACGGTATTGCTTAGCCTGTTCGGTGCTTAGCCAAGTCATCTGTCTGATGGCGCGGTCACGCGCCATCTCTTCGAGCTTTAAGATGGCTGTCTCTGCAGCGCCCCAATTGCCAGACTGCTCAGCACGCAGCTTTTGCAATTCGAATGTCTTCGACTCCACCACTTCCAGCTCTTTCTTCTTCGCCACTTGGTTAGCGAGGGCGTCCGCCGTCTCCTTGGCGATACGTAACCCTTCGGCGTCTGCACCAACGATCTTCTTGGCGTCATCATACGCCCGCTGGCGATCGACCCGCTGTTGCGCCAACACTGCGGCAGCACGCGTTTCTGGAGAATCACTCAGAGCGGCGCGGATGCTTTGAGCACTCAGGCGTGCATCTTCGGCTGTTCGGATAATGGCTTCCCTGGCGTCGGCCGCACGCGCGGCGATCTCCTTAAGAGCCTCCGCCGTTTTTGTCATTGCCGCAACGACGGAGAGCCATTCGTCCCCGATCTTGATCCTGCCCTCCCGAGCCAGTTCCTCTCCAAGCTGAGAGCGGAGGAGTTTGAGCATGTTGAGGCGGCGTTCCAGCTCGAGCGCGGCCTGCTCGTCAGCGATTCCTGTCCGCTTGCGATAGGCCTCCGAGAGTGACGTCGTGAGATCGTCGACGTGTCGTTTGGCGTCGCGGGCCTCTTTGCCAATCGCGGTGATGGCCGCGACGATCACGGACACGCCCGCCACCAGCGCGACCGTCCAGCCCGAGCCAGCGGCCATCATACCGAGACTGCTCACTACCCGACCCGCCGGCCCCGGAATCCCGGCGAGCGAGAGCGCCAACATCTGGGTCGCGTTCTGGAGTTTGTTGAAGCCGGGTTGTACCGCCTGAGTGACTCCGCCAGCTCGCTGCAGGGATTGGCCCATCTCGGCAGATGTAAACCCGAGTTTCCGGAGTCCCGCGTCGGTGTCGCGCAGGGAGGATCCCTGGGCAATCATGGCCTCGCGGAGCTGCTGAACCGCCGGACTCGTCGAGCGATAGGCTGAGGCCAGCCCACCGAGGTTTGCTTTGACTTGCTCGATACCCCTGGTGTGGATCTGGACGTCACCGGGGATCGAGCTGGTGTCGATCCCAACCACCACCTTCAGGGGCGGGCCTGTCATGCGGCGCTCTCGCCGGGAGACACCTGCAGCCCTACACCAGTTGGGATCATTCGCTCTCCTGTCCCTGTGCGTGCGCGTTTTTCGTGGCGACCTGTTTCCTCACCCGCTGCAGCTGATGGGCGAGCCAGGTGCTGTCCAGCATCTGCACCAGGAACACCGCTTCACTCTCAATCAGGTCACGGGCTCGGGCTTCCGCTCGAATGGCGTCCAGCCGCAGCCCATTCGGGATCGGCACCATGCCGCCCGAGTAGGTCCGCTCGCCCTGCAACGCCTGAAACACTTCCCAAAATCCCTCCCCGGCTGGCGGGACTTCGAGGACCATCTCCTCCGGCACGTCGAGCCCCTGGTCGATCAGGCCGCGGGCGGTGTCCCAGCGGTTGGGCCGCTGGAGGTCGGCCCGGAGGACAGCGACGAGGCTTTTCCCAACTCGGCGAGCTCCTGCCGCTGGAACGCGGTGATCGAGGTACTGGCAAGGAGCACATCCTTTCGGAAGTGCACCATCTTCGGATCCCCGAGCACCTGGCGGACGTTCTCCGGGGTGAAGGGCATCGGTTGCCCTTCACGGTCGACGGCCCCTTCACCAGACCAGCCTTCGATCGCGCACTCCGCGCGCTCGATCTCCATCTGCTCCTCGATCGCGTGGGGGATGGGCGCCGTGCTGTTCAGGTAGCTCCGGTACTTGCGGAGCTGGTGCTGGGTCAGCGCCCGCATCTTCGGGTGATGCACCGAGCGGATGCGGACCGTGAAGCCCTCCGCCATAAGGACGTCGGCGACGAGGTCCGCTTCGTAGTGGGCGTACAGTCCTGCCATGGTCTCCTCACTCAAATGCCCCTCCGGTGATGGATCGCCCAGTGCGGGAACACTGGCATCACCCTTGGGGCACAGGATATGAGCACTGCCTCGGATCGGCGCAGCGATCGTGCGCCGCCGGACCTGTGGGTCTTTTACGGCGTGTTGCTACTCCTCGTCCTCGTCACCGACAACCGTGGCCAGCCGTGCCGGCGTGCCGTAGTCCACCGCTGCGGTGATGGCGGCATCGGGATCGGGCCCAACACCGACCTGATTCCCGCTGCTGTCCCGGACGCCGTACTGGCCGTCGTTGCGCTGCCCGATGGTCCACGCTTTCGCCTTGAGCAGTGTGGCGCGTTCCGCTTCCGTCATGGGGCCTCCGTTAGGCATACTCTTCAAAGCGCATGTACTGGACTTGGCATCCGAAGGTCGTGTTCTCGATGCCGCCGATACTCAGCGGCAGGTCGAGCTCTCCGTCCGCCACGATGTCGTTGAGGTCACCCGAGAGCGTCTTGGCGCTTGGGTAGTCCATGATGAAGGCGCGGGTCCCAAGCGGATCGGTGAGAATGCTCTCGACGCCGAACACCGTGTCGGCTTCGATGTTGGCCAAGAGGGAGCGGGAGTCGTAGTAACTCCGCAAGGTCAGCACCGGATTCCATGCCGGTCGCTGGAGCCGTCCCGCACCGAGGTTCCCCACGGCCGGAAGACCGGACGCATTGTTGTCGATCTGCCACGAGCAGTCGGTGACGACATCGACCAGGGGCGTGCCGTTGAGGGCCACGCGCGCCACGTTGTTGGAGGCGTCGAACATTTCCCCGACGCGGGGGATGGCACCAAGGGCATCCGCCGTGACGTCGGTCGGAGACGCGACCCGCGCGGTCCCGGTACTCTTCTTGGACCCGATGAATCCCACGCTGCAGGTCACGATGCCCTGGGGCGTGAGACCGAGCGACCAGCTCTTGGCCATCATACTGATGAAGTAGTGGTACTCCGGTGTGGCAAGCTGCGGCAGTTGCCGCTCGAAGTCGAACCACACGATCGCGCTCGTGCCATCCCGGATGTAGTCCGGGAGCCAGAGCCGTACCTGGACGGATGCCGCCGCGTCCGTGGCGACACCAACGGGAGCCCGATCACACCCGATCCTCGTGGCGGTGACATTGAGGGCCCGGTACCACCCGTTGTCGGCTGCAGTAGGGAATACGCTCGCCTTGAACCACATTCCGGCCACGATACCCAAGGCCGCAAAGTCGATCCCCGAGGCGTTGATGATGGCGACTTCTCCCGCACCGAGACCGGAGGTGGTGACCGAGATGTTCCCATTGGCGGGTGCTTCGATCCCGACCGCCTTGGCCCGGGCGCCGAGCGGCGGGGCAGCCTCATTGACGAGGCCCGCCGTTGCGACGGTGAAACTGGTCGCAGAGGCCGCGGTGACCCGCTTGAGGGCGTTGTTCCCAGCGTTGGTGAATGCGGTGGTCCGGACGAGATGCCCCACCGCGAAGGTGCCCACCCGGTTCTCATCTCCGGCGGACGCAGCAAGAATGGTGAACACCCCCGTGCCCGCCGCGACGTCCGTGATTTGCGTATCGGCGGTGGCATTGTACCGTTGCGCCGTCCGTTGCCAGGTGGAGTAGAGCAGCGACTCGAGCCAGTCATCCAGATTGCCGAAGATGAACTCGGAGCCAAGCGCGCCGCCGGCATCAAGCCCCAGCCGGCGGAAGTTCTTGGTCCGGAACGAATTGACGAGTTCGCGGCTCTTCTCGACTTTATAGTTTCCCTTGAGACCATCGCTCGTGATTCTGGCTCGCTTGAACGCGGGGCTTGCGATCGCCGTTCCGAATGTGCCGCCAAGCGCAACGGAGCTCTTGGCGTAATTGACGAAGGTTCCAGCGGCGCTACCCATGATGACCCTCCCTTACGTGAGCGGGCTGGCCGCCCGAAACACCCAGTAGACGTCGCAATGATCTCTCCACCACCCTTCGTCCCGCTCCCCGCCAAACCGCTGGCTCCACCGCACCGTGAGCACGAGCCCGCCGACGGACAGCGACAACTCGGGCGGGAAGGCGGCGCGGATCGCATCCATCAGCGTGGACAGCGCGGCACCGCCGGTGAGCAGCGGATAGAACGCATCGACCTGCGTGAAGCCGTACTTCCAGAGGCGCCCGCCCTTCGCGGGCAGCGTCATGAGTTGTTCGATCCCGAACTTGTGCGTGACTCTGACCCAGGGCTCGCCGGCTTCGGCCTCGAACGCGGTATTCTCCAATGCGCGATGATTGGCGTCCGGCATCCCGCTGATGGCGAAGAGCCGCGCCTCGAGCGCCGACGTGAGGTCGGTGTCTTGACTCATACATCAGGCCGGTCTCAGCTTGAGCACGTGGGCGGCGACTTCGTTGAGGATGTGTTGGGCCGCCATCACCGCCCGACGGATGAACCCCTGCGGCGCCTGCCTCGACCAGCCGAACTCCAGGCGGCGGACATACGGCGCTG